TGGCGCGGTGACGGCTGGGTGTACGCGCGGAAGGACTCCGGGCCGATCGACGGCTCCTACGCGTGCGCCGGCGCGGCGCACCTGGCGCGCACGCTGCCCCCGTCGCCCGGGCGGCCACGACTCATCGTCGCACCCAAGACCTAGACCATGGTCGAGGTCTGAAACCTCTAGCATGCTGGAGGTCTGTCGTACACTCCGGATCATGGGACTGTGGAACTGGCTGGGCCGGATGACCAGCACGCCTGACGTGCCGGAGCCGCGTGCCACGTTCTCGTCGGTCCCCATGCCGATCGACCAGATGTTCCTGGCCATGCGCGGCGGGAACGGCCCGGTCGGCCGAGAAGAGGCGCTGTCGGTGCCGGCGGTGCAGAAGGCCCGCAACCTGCTCTGCTCGATGGCCACGCTGCCCCTGGTGCAGAAGGACGCCGTCAACAACGTCGTGCGCAACCCGCTGCTCGAGCAGTTCGACCCGGACGTTCCCAACGTCGTGCACCTGGCGCAGACCATCGAGGACCTCGTGTTCGAGGCCATCGCGTGGTGGCGGATCACCGGGTTCGGCTACGACATGTACCCGACGACCGTGCGCCGGCTGGAGCCGTCCTCGGTGTCCCTGCATCCCCCGTCCGGTCGCGGCACGCCGGCGCCGCTCCCGTCCGGTGAGGACCCACGCGGGGCGGTGGTGTGGGTCGACGGCGAGGAAGTGTCCGTGTCCGAGATCGTCCGGTTCGACTCGCCGAACCCGGCGGTGCTCCGGACCTGTGCCCGGTCGATCCGCCGCGCGATCCGGTTCGACAAGGCCGCCGAGCGGTACGCGCGGAACCCTCGGCCGCTGGACTACTTCACCCCGACTGACGGGGTCGACCCGGTCGAGGACGAGGAGATCGAGGAGATCCTCGGCGGCTGGGCCCAGTCGAGGCAGACCGAGTCCACCGCGTACGTGCCGGCCGCGCTGACCTACAACACGGTCGACGTCGCGACGCCGGCGGACCTGCAGCTGGTCGAGCTGCAGAAGCAGGCAGGCCTCGACCTCGCGAACGCGCTCGGTGTGGACCCCGAGGACCTGGGGATCAGCACCACGTCCCGCACCTACGCCAACGTGATCGACCGCCGGCGTGACCGGATCAACGACGTGCTGGCCCCGTACATGCGCGCGATCACCGACCGCCTGACGATGCCGGACGTGACCAAGCGCGGGTACCGGGTCGAGTTCAACCTGGACGACTACCTGAAGTCCAACCCCACCGAGCGGTGGGCCACCTACACCGCGGGCAAGAACCTCGGCGTGTACACGGCCCCCGAGATCCGCCAGATGGAAGGGCTGCCGCCCGTGACCGACCCCGCAGAGCCCGAGCCGGCCGCCGAGCCGGCTGGCGACGAGGAGCCCGTCGACGAGCTGGTCGACGCGGTCGAGGCCGACCGGCCAGCGCAACACACCTTCGACACCACCCTGACGTTCCTCGACTGCGCCACCGAGGACTTCACGGTCGACCAGAAGGCCCGCACCATCGAGGGTCTGATCGTCCCGTGGGGACGGTCCGCGAAGGGCTTCCGGTTCGAGCGCGGCGCGATCACGTGGTCGGACGTGACGCGCGTGAAGCTGTTGCGGGACCACGACTTCCGGCAGGCGCTCGGCGTGGCCACCGAGATCACCGACACCGCGAGGGGTCTGCGCGCCCGGTTCAAGGTGGCCCGCGGCGCGGACGGCGACCGGGCCCTCGAGCTGGCCGAGGACGGCGTGCTGGACGGCCTGTCGATCGGTGTCGACTTCGACTATTCCGTCGACACGGTGCCCGACCCCAAGAACAAGGCGGGGCGGCTCGTGCAGCGCTCCGACCTGCGCGAGACATCGCTCACCCCGATGCCCGCGTTCGACGACGCTCGCGTGACCAGAGTGGCCGCGAGCCGCGACAACGGAGGAACGATGGACGACGAGACCGCCACGAGTGGCACGAGCCCGGCGGCGGGCTCGACCACCACCGACCCCCAGACCACGCCGGCCGCGCCGGTGAACACCTTCACCGCCGAGCAGGTCGCCGAGTTCAGCGCGGCCGAGCTGGCCGCGTTCAAGACGCTGTTCGGCAAGCAGGAGGACAAGCCCGTCGAGCCAGAGGCGCGGCCGGTCGTCGACGCCACCCGTCCCACCGTCGCCGTGCGCCGTGAGGCGCTGCCCTACCGGTTCGACCGCGGCGGCAACTTCGTCACCACCGACCACGTGTTCAGTGCCGACCTGCACGAGATGGCCCTGGCCAACGACCGCTACGGCGTCCAGACCGACGCCGGCAAGCGGGTCATGGCCCTGCTCCGCGCGACGTTCGATGTGGACAGCGGGGACATCAACGAGCTAAACCCGAACATCCAGCGGCCGGACATGTACGTCGACCAGCGCGACTACCGCACCCCGCTGTGGAACTTCGTCAACAAGGGCGCCCCGCCCAACGGCATCCAGCCGTTCACCTTCCCGAAGTTCAATACCGCGACCGGCCTCGTCGGCGACCACACCGAGGGCGTCGAGCCGACCTCCGGCACCTTCACCACCACCGGCCAGACGGTCACCCCGACCGCCCTGTCCGGCAAGGCGTCGATCACCCGCGAGGTGTGGGACATGGGCGGCAACCCCGCCGTGTCCACGCTCATCTACAACCAGATGGTGCGCGGCTACCGCGAGGGCCTGGAGTCCGCCACGGCCACGTTCCTCAACACGCTCACCGCGGCCACGGACATCCTGCTCCCGGCCGGCTCGGCGGACGAGGCGCTGCAGGCCGCGTGGGACGCGGCGGTCGCCGACCTGCAGTTCATCCGCGGCTACGACTTCGAGGCGTTCGCCCTGGAGAAGGAGCTGTACAAGAAGTTCGTCGCGGCGGTCGACGACGTCGGCCGCAAGCTGTACGCGCAGATCAACCCGCAGAACGCGAACGGCCAGGCGTCCCGGCGGTTCGTCACCCTCGACCTGGCCGGCGTGATCGGTGTCCCCTCGTGGGCGCTCCCGTCGACGGCTGGCAGCCCGAACAACTCGTGGCTGTTCGACCCGATGGTCGTGCACGGCTGGGCCACCACCCCGCAGCGACTGGAGTTCCCCGGCACCGCGGCCGCGACCACGGAGGACCCGGTCGGCAGCTACGCCCCGGTGGCCATGGTGGACATCGCGATCTGGGGCTACAAGGCGTTCGCCAACAGCGACATCGGCGGCGTGCGCCAGGTCATCTACGACACCACCGCATAGGAGGCGTGATGTTCCAGGTATGGCTGGTCGGCGAGGAAGAGCCACACGAGGTGACCGGCGACGAGTTCGAGGTTCGCGACGGCACGCTCCGGATCTTCACAGACAGCACGTCGCTGCCTCTGCGAGTGTCATCCGTCTACGCGGCTGGCGCATGGCGTGCGTGCGTTCGCGCCCCTGAGAAGTAGGCGGATGACATGACACGTCGCCGTGAACTGGCCGAGCGCGTGGCGAGGCTCGAAGCCGAGGTGGCCGAGCTGCGCGAGCAGCTGGCCGCCAAGGCACCGCCGAAGCCGCGGCCGGCGAGCAAGCCGAAGACCGACTGACGAGAGGGGGCAGCGATGGCGTGGGCACCGGACTACACGACGGCGGACGACCTCCGTGAGTTCATCACGAGCTCGACGGTGGAGCTCGACGCGGATGAGGCGAACTTTCCGCGCGCCATCGCTGCCGCCTCCCGTGCGATCGATCTGCATTGCCGCCGGCAGTTCGGGTTGGTCGCGGCCCCGGCGGCGCGGCGCTACCAGGTCCGACGCCGTGGCCGCTATCTGGCCGCGACGATCGACGACCTGATGACCACCACCGGGCTGCTCGTGGCCGGCGAGGCGGTCGCCGACCCGGAGCTGACTCCGCTGAACGCGGCCGCCGACGGCAAGCCGTGGACACGACTGGAAGTCGACAGCAGCGCGGTCGACGACCGGGGGCGGGTCGAGGTCACCGCCCGGTGGGGCTGGACCACTGTCCCGGTGGCGGTGGTCGAGGCGTGCCTGTTGCAGGCGTCCCGGCTCTCAGCACGCCGTGGCTCGCCGTTCGGCGTGGCCGGTTCCCCAGACACCGGAGGCGGCGAGATCCGGCTTCTGGCACGCGTTGACCCCGACGTGCAGGTGACCCTGGAGCCGTTCCGGCGGAAGGCCAGGCCGCGGTGAACATCCAAGACGTCATGGACGAGATCGGGCAGAAGCTCGCCACCATCCCCCAGCTGCGGGTCTACCCGTACAACGTGGACAAGATCCCGCCGCCGGGCGCGATCGTCGGCCTGCCGGAGTCGGTGGACTTCGACGCCACGTACGGCCGGGGTTCGGACAGCCTCATCCTGCCGGTCTGGGTCATGGTCGCGCGGGCGAATGCGCAGGCGGCCGGCGCACAGCTGGCCGCGTACCTCGACGGGTCCGGCGACCGCAGCGTGAAGGCTGCGGTCGACTCGACCAACAGCAACACCTACAGCTCGTGCGATGAGGTCACCGTGACCAAGGCCGTGCCCGGCGCCTACACCTCCGGCGGGGTCGACATGCTCGGCGCGGAGTTCACCGTCACCGTCGCGGGACAAGGAGGGATCTGACCATGGCTCAGGTACACGGCAGGCGTGCCTACTGGAGTCTCGACGGGGACGACCTGTCGCCGTACGGGGATGCCACCGACCCGGAGCGCACAGCCGACACCCACGAAACCACCACGTACCACCCGACCAACCGGGGCAAGACGTATGCGGGCGGGAACCTCGACGGCACCTGCACGGTCGCCGGGGTCTACGAGACCGGCGCGGCCGGCCCGGCGGCGATCATCGAGCCGCTGCTCGGACAGAAAGTGGTGTTCGTGTACCGGCCGGAAGGCACCGGCGCGGGCAAGCCGCAGAAGACCGTGGACGTGGTCGTGGGCAAGTACGTCGAGTCCTACCCGGTCAACGACATGGTCCGCTGGTCGGCCGACCTGCAGTTCTCCGGCGAAGTCGTCATCACCACCCAGGCATAGGGGATCAGCATGGCCACAATGGACAAGGCGGCGCTGCTCGCGCGTCGAGGGGGCACCGAAGAGGTGCCGATCGGTGACGGCTCGGTGCGGGTCCGGGCGTTGACCCTGGACGAAGTGGAGGACGCCAGGACCGCTGCCGGCGGCGGTGACAAGCCAAGCCAGAAGCCAGATCCGACGGCCTTGAAGTACGAGCTGATCTCCCGGTCCATGGTGGCACCGGAGATGACACCCGACGAGGTGGCCGAGTGGCTCGGCGGAGCACCGGCCGGCGACGCGATGTCCATGATGACCGTGGTTTCTCGACTGTCGGGTATCGACGAGGGTGCGCAGAAAAGCCGCGTATCTGGAGTTCGAGGCAAACGGCGACGCTGAGTTCAAGTTCTTCCTCGCCGAGAAGCTCGGCCGCACGGTCGTAGAGCTGGGCGAGATGCCCCACGACGAATACATGCGGTGGGGCGTCTACTTCGGACGCAAGGCGCAGCGGCAGGACCTGGAGACCAAGAAGGCCAAGGGGCGGAGGTGACACGTGGCGACCATCGAACCGATCCGAATCACGGGGTTGGCGGAGTTCAACCGGAACCTTCGCAAGCTCGACAAGGACCTGCCGAAGGCGCTTCGCCTGGCGCACAACGAAGCCGCGCAGATCATCGTCGACTGGGCCGCGCCGCGCGTCCCCCGCAAGTCCGGCCGCGCGGCCGGCTCGGTCAAGGCCCGCTCGACCCGCACCGAGTCCCGCGTACAAGGCGGTTCCAAGCGCGTCCCCTACTACCCGTGGCTGGACTTCGGCGGCAAGGTCGGACCCCGGCGCTCCGTGCACCGCCCGTTCATCCGCGAGGGCCGCTACATCTACCCCGGGCTCTCAGCGAACTACGACCAGTTCGCCGAGCTGCTCACCGAGAAACTGATCGACGTGGCCCGCCAGGCCGGCGTGGAGGTGACCGATGGCTAGCAAGCCCCAAGTCACCCTCACGCTCGCCGGCGACGAGTCCAAGCTGACCGACGCGTTCGACAAGGTGGGCGCCGCGTCCAAGTCCATGGCCGACCAGGTCGACGACGCGTCCCGCGACGTGCGCTCAGCGGGCGACCGGTTCGACACTCTCGCCGAGTCCACCGACACCGCAGAGACCCGATTCCAAGGGTTCTCCGACACCATCGGCGGTGTCACCGAGGGACTCGCCGCGTGGAACGACGAGAGCCTGTCCACCACCGAGCGGCTGATGGCGTTGGGCATGGCGGGCGCGGACCTCGCCGGCGGCCTGACCGGGTTCCTCGTCCCTGCCCTCAAGGGGCTGTGGCTGAGCCTGACCACGACCGTGATCCCGGCCATCTGGTCGTTCACCGCGGCGTTGCTGGCCAACCCGATCACGTGGATCATCCTGGGGATCATCGCGCTGATCGCGATCATCGTGCTGCTGGTGAAGAACTGGGACACCGTCAAGGAAGTCGTCGGGAACGTGGTGCGGTGGATCCGCGACCGGTGGAACGACCTCATGGGCTGGTTCGGCGGGATCCCGGACTGGTTCGGGCGGATCTTCGGTGCGATCGGTGGCGCCATCTCCGGCGCGTTCAAGTCGGCGATCAACTGGGTGATCGACCGGCTGAACTGGTTCGTCGACCGGGCCAACGACATCATCGCCGGCATCAACTGGGTGAACCCGTTCAACGACATCCCCCCGATCCCGCACATCCCCCGCATGCACACCGGCACGTCCCGGGTGCCGGGCGCGCCCGGCAGCGAGCAGCTGGCGATCCTGCAGGCCGGCGAGCAGGTCACCGCGGCCGGCTCGACGAGCGGCGGCGGGGCGGTCGCGGTCGGGTTCACCGGCGACACCGACGGCGCGTTCGCCTCCGCGTTCATGATGCTCGTCGATACCGGCGCCATCACCCTGCAGGTGACCTGATGGCCCTGGGGTTCCCGCGCCGCCCGGTCGTCCGGTTCTTCCTCGACGAGCAGTGGCGCGACGTGTCCACCGATGTGCGGCAGAAGCCCGCGCTCACGATCACGCCCGGCTCGAAGGACTGGGCCGCGAAGCCGTCACCGGCCACCTGCAAGTTCACCCTCGACGACGGCCCCGATCACGGCGACGGGGACTACGACCCGAACAACCCGATGGGGCAGTGGTTCGACTACCTGTCCCGCAACACCCCCGTCACCGTGAACCTCCACTACGGACAGGACGTGTTCGACCGGACGGTGGGATCCGGGTGGGGCACAAGCACGGACATGGGTGCCTGGTCGTCGTTCCAGTCGGCCGGCACGC